AAAACAGATTCCCTTGCATCTGCTCGTCCATCAACTTCTTTTTCTCTTCTTCAGTCCATTCAGGATGACGCGCCTTCCGTATTTCAAGTCCGAGTATTTTCTTAGGACGCAATAGCGCTAATGACACCTCTTTATTGATTCGACTCTCGTCAAGATCATCGAAGTTGGCGAACGTCGGAATTTTGTCAAGCCACTCCCGCCGGGCTAACCACTCTTTCTTGGTGTCTATCGTGGCTCCACATGAAAGAGTGTCAACATAGAGCTTGTAACTTTCAGGTCGATGATCTTTATTGGATTTTTCGATACGGACATCAATCCACTGCCATTTTTTAAATTGCGACCTTTCCTCGATCATGCGGAAGGGCACGGGATATAGGCGTCTCATTTCTCCCAGTTCGTTGATTCCAGCTACGCAGGAGGTCTCAACGTATTGCGCGCTGGGCGACGGATAGGTTTTCGCTAAAACGAGAATGCGCTCCCTGCGTACCTTTTCCATCATGTATCACCGGATAGTGATTAACAAATCAAGCCACCGAAACCTTCGAGCAAGACGAGGGGCGCGAGGCGGTTTCAGCGACATCCTCTTCTAAGCCTACGGCGGCTCATCTATGTGGGCTTGGGTGTGGGGGGTGACGACGGTGACGGTTTTTTGGACGGGGGTTTGACGGTCTCAACCCCCGATCCTTTCTTCCGTTTGTTCGCCTCTTCTTTTGCGGATCTGTACTGCCCCGTTCCAGCGCCCCTACCAACCTGCTTGGTCATGATGAGTCCCTTAAATCGTGCCCCTGCGGGCAGGTTTCTATTCTCTGAAAACCTTAAGTTACCGCGTTGCGAGGTAACTTAAGGCAAAACTCTACCCCGTTCGCCGTTCCGGGGATGGACTTGAGGGGAAAAATTTGACCGGCGGGCGCCGCCCGATTTTGCAAAGAGGTTCTTGAGCTTGAGCTTGAGCTTGGGCTTGTCTACGCAAAACCAAGACGCGGATCGCTTCCTGCTCCTCTTCCGGCATGGATTCAAACGCCCGGTAGAATTCCTGATTCTTGGGATGGACGACAGGTTCTTTCGGCCCTACCCCGTCTACCAGCCATTCCTGAGTGGTCTTGAGCGCGCTGATCAGTTCAGGAAGTCGGGTGGTCCGCTTCGTGAGTCCCACCAATAACTTGTGGATGGCCGGCTGGGTGACCCCCATCGCCTGTGCCAACGCTTCCTGTGTGATATCCAGTTCCAGCATCCGCTGTTTGATTCTGTCGATCATGTTCATGAAGCCAAATTATAACTTGGGTTATGGACTGTCAAAGACTTAAAGTTATTGACTTAATGATGACTAAAGTTATAATTTTGGACATGAACATGATCGATCTACTCAAAGAATCGTTGCCTAAAACCCAAGCGGAAGCGGGGCGGCTGCTCCAAGTCAGCCAGACCACCATTCATAAATGGATGACCGGAAAGGCCAAGCCCTCTGCAAAATCAGCCATCCGTATCGAGAAATTGACCCATGGCAAAGTGACTCGGAACGCACTGCGCCCCGATATCTTCGGGCCAGCGCCCGATTCGTCCGCGAAGAGCAAGCGGTGCAACTTACCCAAAAGCGAGCGGCGCAACGTAGCGCGGCGGAGTTGCGACCGGACCTCGACCCACGAGCGCCCCCTGTGTCCCCTCATCCTTAACCCCAAACCCTGAGATCCCCCCATGGCTTACGAAGACCCCGCCCACCGCAACGACTGTGAAAAAAAGGTCCGCTTTACCGCTGCGGATTACGCCGTGATTGTGTGGTGGGCCAGGCAACTGAAAAAGCAGCCTGCGGTGCTGATCCGCGAACTGGTGCTGGAGCGGATGGCCGAGATCGCAGTGTCCACAGAAAGGAGTGGCGAAGGAAGGGCGGCTTGAGGGCCTCAGAGGAGGACCCGCCCCCGGAGGTCGAGGTGCTTTGGTCCGCCGAAGAGCAAGCGGCCCTCCAGGCGGAAGCCGACCGACGCGGCGTCACTCCCGATCACCTGGTGGCGATGTTGACGATGGAAGCGCTGGCCGAACGAGCTCAGTCGGTCCGCCGCCCGCCAGCGCTCAAACCCAAATTCACGGTCGTGAAGAAGTAGCCGCCCCTGTTCACGCCAATGACGTGCTAGACTTGAGGAAATCCCACACAAAAGGAGTGTTTGATGAAGCGTGTCGCCCTGATTTTGTTGGTGGCCCTCGCCGCGCCGGCGTGGGGACTGGATTTTGACGCCAACGGGAAGCGGCTTGACCCGGAACCGGATCGGCAACGAGAGTATCAATGGAAAGACCCGCGCACCGGTGAGACTGTCACAAAAACCTATCCGCCCGCCAATCTCAAGATGCGCCAGACCGGACGCAGCGCCGATGGATGGATCACTTATCTTGAGGTTGAAGGGAAAGCCAAGTTTGAAGACGCGGTTAATTTGAGTACGCCACAATCTACAGAGAACGCCGATCAATCCGAATCGGCTTTATCAGCGCAGTGCCTGTCTGAGCTTGCAGGCCATAGGCACTACAAAGACCCCAATAGCCTCCGCATTGAAGGGACTCCCCACTTAGGATTCAGCACGGCAACCGGAGAAGTTCGTAGAAGCGTTACGATGCTAGTGAATGGTAAAAACAGCTACGGCGCGTATGCTGGCGCAAAACATGTCACCTGTGTTTTTGCTGCTGACAACAAAAAAGTCCTGCTTTCTGTCAGCCCGTAACTTATCCACAAACTTATTCATAATCGCTTGACCCCCGCGCCCGTCCCGGCTTACTCTGATCTCGCTCCCGCAAAAAACGGGAGTCGGGATTAGCCTCCCGGAACTACGGCGCACCAGCGCCACCAGAGGCGCTTTTTTTGTGCCCAATGGTGGGTTGTACGAGGGACTCGAAAGGGTCGCCGGTCCGTAGCCGGTAAGGCTAACCTCGTACAGCCCGCCACCCTTCTGGTTAGCCTCAGTGTTGGCGGTCTCCAACTTTCTACGGAGTCCGTGTAATGCCTGCCGATTTGATCCTGCGTACCTACGAATCCGAATCCTTCAGTATCGATGTTGCTTTCACCAGCGACGCCTTTTTCAACGCGACCGCAGCCGCCGAACCGTTCGGGAAGCGGACCAATGATTGGCTATCGCTCGATAGCACCAAAGCCTACATTTCCGCTCTCTGCGATGTTCTTAGAAACCAGGAATCCCGGTTTCTAAACGTCGTTCGCGGAGGTCGCGGTCGGGCCGACACCACCTGGATGCACCCCGATCTGGCGGTGCCATTTTGTCGCTGGCTCGACATGCGCTTCGCAGTCTGGTGCGACCAGCAGATTAAGGACATCGTGCAGGGTCGAAACCCGGCGTCCGCCAACGACACCTATCGCTACCACAGCCTGTTGTTACGGTCCTTGCGGGACCTGGCGCGGGCCGATGATGGGTTTGGCCGAACCTTGCTGATCGATCAGATTCGCTTCCTGTGCGGGCGGCTGGGATTGCCCATGCCCGATCCGTCCCTGATCGGAAAGTCCACCCGCCAGACGCAGATGGAGGTGTGAGATGCCCGCACTCACTTACACCGACCGGCTGGAACGGGAAAACCGGATGTTGCGCAGTGAACTGATGCGGTTGCGGCTGCCGCTGACGCCCACTGAAGCCCCGCCCGACCCATTGATCCTTCCCCGCGACATTTGGCGGTTTCTGGTGCAATGGGCGCACCCGGATCGGCATCCGCCGCACAGTCCGGCGGCGCACCGGGTGACGCAATGGTTGATGGAGCATCGGCCATGAACCCCGCGGCCCACGTGCCCGGGATCGACACCGAGCAATTGATCGCCCACATCCGCCAGGGGCAAGTGGACCTGAGCATTCTGGCGGAATGGCTGGCGCGGGATTCCAACCCGGAGATTCCCGAAATCTTCCTCTTAGCCTTGGGAGTGCTGCACTGGCACGCGGGGCGCTGCGCCCCCAGTCATTCCCGGCATTAACCGCACGGCGCCAGGGACGGCGCTCAAGCAGACTTTTTGACCAAGGCGTAATAACGGCAGAAATCCAGACTAAACTATGGGAACGCTATCAAACATCAGTCGGTAAGAAAAATATGCGGCTAAAGCAAGTTGATCGGGTGCGTTATACCCAAAACCCCTTGGTCGAAGTGGTGGCACAGCTACGCTTTCCTCGCGTTCTTGAAATCGACGATCAACTTCCCTCGGAGTTCCAGCGGGCGCTTCGCGAGGATTACCCGCTTCTTGAAGCTCATGAAGAAGCCTTTTCAATCATGATCGGGCACGGCCCCACCCAGAGCATGGCCGATGATTTACCCAAGCGCACGACGGTCTACCATTTCATGACGCCGGATCAAGTATGGAGAATTTCCCTTTCCAGCGAGTTCGTCGCCCTGACGTGCAACAAATATGAAAAATGGGAAGACTTCCAGCCGCGTCTGATCACTGCGCTCGAAACCGTGAAGACCCTCTATTCAATTACCCACTGGACGCGCTTAGGATTGCGTTATCGCGACCTCATTATCCGTGAAGACATTGGGTTAAAAGAGGTTTCGTGGCGAGAGCTTCTCGCGCCGCCCCTACTAGGAGCCAGTATTGCCGATAGCCTGGCTGAAGACAGCAGCATTTCCGAAACCGACATCCTCGCGGCACAGTCTCATGTGATTTTCCAATTGGAGGATTGTGCGCTTGGCTTGCGGTACGGCATCGTCAAGAAAGAACAGACGGGCGATCAAGCGTACATGATCGATGCGGATTTCTACCTCGACCACCAGACACAAGTAGCGAGGCTTGATTTCGATGCTATCAAACAACACCTGGAAAGATTTCATGCTCATTCCGGCGCAGTATTCAGAGGCTGCATACAGCCCCGTCTGCACAAAGTACTGGGACCGCGATCCATCCCCTGGTAAGGAAAAGCCCAGGATTACGTTACGGCTAACTACAGCGGGAGAGACTTTCAGCGAGAGGCTGAAAGTATGGTTTTATGGGACTGATGAACAACCTGAGAACAACAGAGAATCGAAAACGCAGATTCCGCCCGTCGATCTGTCGTGGATTCACCGCGTGGCGGAACCCGCCAGCGAACCCCTCAAGCCTGCTGACATCATGCCCGTGATGGCCGGCCTCACTCAACTGCTGGAAGCGAATCGCTTTGAAGATGTTGACCGCTTGCTTAAATCAGTCAAAGTCAGCCATGCCGCTCCAGAAATAATGGTAGCGCTGTTGCGGATCACCTACCCCGTGCGCGGTAAGCGACTTCGCCATTGGTCGAAGCTGTTGAGGGACGTTCGCGCCGAACTTTCCGCCCGACACCTCGATACCGAAAGAATCCTGCGCGGTCTGGCCTGATGACGATGGTGGTTTATCAACAGAACACCTTGCCATTCGCGCCCGACGAAGTCCTTGGAGTAGCCATCGGCACTCCAAATCTTGACGATTTGCAGCAGCGCCATGTGGGCTTCATTTATCAGATTGATGATTCTGGCCCGCGCTTTTGCCACCTTGCCTGGCACTACACGCTGAAAGACGAACCTCTGCCCCCGGACTATTGTTGGGGACCCTCCGGCCTTGATGGGGTGAATAAAACGGTCATGGCGGCCTATGTGGCCTTGCTCAAGCAGAACGCCCGCGACGTACCCTACAGCATCGACTACGACGACGAGGTTTGCTATTTCGATCACAACGGACGCTATATCGCCCAGCCCATCGGGCGAGGATTGACCTGTGCTACGTTCATTCTCACCGTCTTTTCTCAGCTTGGGTTCAAGCTCATCGAAGCGCCTAGCTGGCCGAAACGTCCTGATGACGCCCAGTGGCAACAACAAATCATCAGCGTATTGACTCAATGTGTTTACGCATCGCCGGAACACATCGAAGCCGTCAAGCAGCAGGTTGGAGCCCAACGATTTCGGCCTGAAGAAGCGGCTGCAGGGGTGATCTCTGAAGACATCCCCCTCGATTTTTCTGCGGCTCATGCCTTGGCGCAAGAAATTCTTCGAGACATCAACGGCAATCCCGCCAACAGCAATTAGAGGAGATCGCCATGACCGATAATGTAGAGAATCTAGTTCTTGAGCACCTGCGCGCCATTCGCGCCACGCAGGCTCAACACGGCGAACGATTGACGCAGATTGAGGTTCAGCAAACAGCGGTAGGCCAGCAACTCGCGGGATTAGCGGTTGCGGTTTACGGAGGACAGGGGCGGCTCGACAAGATCGAGCAGCGCCTGGAACGCATCGAACGGCGGCTGGACTTGATCGACACGCAAGCCTAAACCTCCACGTTCGCGCCGGTCAGCGCGGGCGCTTCGCCCTGAATCTTTCCGCCCTGCACGTAGACCCGCGCCCCTTCCGCCACACTATCGCCGCTCACCCGCATCTCGCCGCCGCCCGGCAATTCAACCGTACTCGTTCCATCGGGCCACACCGCAATGACCGTCCCCACGAGGAGCGGATCGGTCGGCAAGAGTTTCTGCATCCGCACGAAGTCATTACCGCGCCCCTCGCCAAAGCCCAGGGTCTGCCGGACTTCGCCGAACTTCACGTCGATACTGCAACTCATCACCTCATCCAGCCAGCGCGCCGTGCCGACGACCAGTTCAATCAGCGTTCCCGGCTCCAACACGCCCGGCGGACTGCCCAGCGTATTTAGGATCGTCTCCACGCTCAGGCTCTTCCGGTTCGCCGCCGAGGCCAGCACCTGCCGCCCACGCTCCCGACACGCCAGAATCTCGGTCAAATACGGATCGGTCACGGTCGCGGCGGGGCGCTCCCCGGCGGTTCCTTCGCGGGTCACTTTTACCAAATAGCCGCTTTCCGTACCGCCCACAAAAACGCAGTCCTCCAAGGCGACCTCGGCCAATCCCAATTCCGCACTTGTGATCAGTGCGCCGTCCAACACCACAGCGGGCACGTGCCCCGCCAGTTCCCACGGGGCCAGAATCCGGCGGGGCGTTACGATCAAAGTATCCGCCGCTCGCGCCGATTGCAGGGTCGCGCCCAGCGCTTCCGCGATGGCCCGCACCCGCATTTTCGGCGTCGCATCGCGCCACGTCACCCGCCCTGCCGGCAACGCCGGATCCACCGGACAATCCCATTGCAGCGCAAACCCGGTCCCCGTCAGCGCCGCCTCTGCGATTTGCCGCGCCGTGAGCGATGCCGTTACGGTTCCGGTCGTCGCCTCCGCGAAGGGCGCATCCAGCAGCGCCGTGCGGCTGTTGCAGGTGATCGTGTAACTCCATTGCCCGAACGACACCGCCTGTCGCCAGATTTGCGGCTGCACATGCCAGGTATGCCCATTGACGATAGCCGCAAACGATTCGGGCGGATCGCTGGAAAACAGCGCGTCCAGGGTCGTTTCTGAGGAGGTGGTCAGCGTTGCTGCCCAGCCGTAGCTATCGCGGTCGGCGCGAAGGTTCAGCGTCTCTCCTTCTAGCGGCAAGTTGTCGGACAGGCGGTAGAGGAGGCAGGTCGGTTGCATCAGCAGGCTTCTTTTTGTCGTCACCAGAAACGGACCGCCCAGGCGCAGGCGGAAATCGCGCACGGTCGGATTGCGGCGCAGATACAGCCGGAAGGTATCCGCCACGTGCGGCGGAATCGGCGGCGGTTGCCAGGGTGGAATCTCCGGGCGCGGCCAGACCCACGGCGGCGCAATCAGCCGCCCCCAGCGAATCCGCTCCCGAACCCACGGCGTGATCAGGCGGCGCCACGTCGCCCGAACCGGCGCTGACGGCGCGGAATTCAAATCCGGCCACGGGACGCGGGCGATCCTAAATTGGGTCTGAAGGGTCGGCCAACCGGCGCGAACGGGAGCCGACGGGAGCGAGTGAACGTCGCCCCAACAAACCCGGCTCAGAATCTCTCGGCGTGGCAATCCGGGCCAGCGGGCGCGAACCGGAGACGATGGCAAGGCGGCGCTTTCGCCCCAGCGAACCCGATCCCGCTTTTCAAGGTGCGGCAACCCCGGCCAGCGAGCGTGAACGAGGGTCGGGGTAGACGCGACCGCCGCCCAGCGACTCCGAATCAGCGGCGTGAACGGCGTCAGATCCACCCAGGGCGCGCGGGCCATCACGGATTGAGAAGCGGTATCGGCCCAGGGAACCCGCGCCGTCACCGTCAAGAACCGGCGAATCTCGACCGCGCCTAACGCCACGCCCGCCGAGGCTTGCGCGGTTCCGCTGACGGTGACGGTAAAGCTGGCGGTGATCGACCCGCTGGCGAATCCTGCCGGGGCTTGCGCCGTTCCGCCGACCGTAATCCCGGCGTCCGCTGCGCCGCTGTAGCCGGGAAACAGCCGAAAATCGCGCCCACTGCCCGGCGTTCTCGGCGCGGGGAACAGGCGAAAGTCGCTCACGGATCGGCCTTGGGTTCCTGATACTCAAACGTGCCGGTCAGCACTTGCCCATCGGCCAAGGTCAGCGTCGATAGCGCCAGCCCGCCGATCATCACCGTGCCGCCCGCTTCATAAACCGGCCCGTCCAGGATCACCGTGCCGCCCGAGGTCTTCGCCCGCCACCAGCCCACGTCCCCGTCGGCCTGCACCGCGACGGCGGTAAACTCGAACGTGATCAGACCGTTCACTGCCGGGTCAAACCCGGACAGCGTAATGCTGGACAGCAGGGTTTCAGAGGTGCTGTTTTCCGGCTGCGCCGGGCGACTGCCGGTCAGAAACTCCAATTCACCGCCGGTCAGCAGGGCCGCGATGGCGTCGGCGGCAGCATTGACAGCGGTCGTACTGCGGCGCGTGGCAGTGGTCATGGCATCGGACTCGGAAACAATCGATCCCAGTAATCCCCGATCACGTAGCTGTCATCCGGCAATTTCGCGGCGCGAGTAAAGGCGGCGAATTCATGGCCTTCCAACAGCCAGTCAAAGGTGACCACGCCATCGGCATCGGTCACCGCTTCCGCACAAAGGACTTTTTCGGGCAGCGCCATGAGATAGACCGGCATGTTGGATAAAAATAGATCGCCACTGCCCGCCGGATCGCCCGCCACCCGCGCCCGCACCACATCGCCGGTCAAGCGCCCGTGACCGCCAAAGAGCAGATCGCGATGAATCGTTAAACCCGTAATTCCGCTCATCGCCACGGCCCGGTAATATCCAGCGCGATTCGAGAAGTACTCACCAGATTTTGAATGAAAAGGGTTCGCCCGCTGAGTTCAGGCACTGAGGTAATCAAGGTTCGGTCACTCGGGTAGGCGGCGTGAAGCGGGTTATAAGCGCCGGGAAGTCGGCCCCGCAGAACGGTAGATCCCTCCCAAATGTCAATCGGGGCGGCCCAAAATCCGTTATCGGCGGGGTTATTGGCCGTCATCCCGCCCGCCCCCATATTCCCCAGGTTGCCGCAAGAGTATCGAGCCACCACCACCGCGCCGCCGATTTGGGTATGACTGCGCGCCAAGACGGCATTGCTGGCCGTATTCAGGACGTGCAGTACGCTGTTGCCATAACTCGAAGAGGTGATGTGGGCGCACAAAAAGGACTGAAACACATCCCCCGCTTTCACCGACTGGATGTCGCCGAAAGTGGAATTATCCCAATACGAATCAGTGGCTGCGCGGATAAAGAGATAGAACAGCCGACCGTCGGCCACGAGGCGCCAATCCCGCGCCGTGCTGTTCGCGGTCGTGCTTTTAATCACGTACCAATAAGTTCCTGCCACCGGAAACAAGAGCGCACCCGCCGAGGCGGTATCCACATCATCCATGCCTTCATACCCGCGAACTGCCGCGTAGGTCGTGGTCGTATCGTCCACCCTCAGATAGCGCCGTGCCCCCACCGGATCATCCGCTCGATACGCGGCCTTGTTCGTGCCCGAAAACACCTTGGAAAATCCCGCCGGGGCGCGCTTTGCGGTAATCGTGCCGGTCGCGGTCTGATCCGCGATTCCCGTGGTCGCAAAGGTAAAGGTGGTGGCGCTGGTGATCGTGACCCGCCAATCACCGTTCAGGCCCGCCGGCGTAGTCACTCCAGCAATCCGAATCACCGGATGCACTTGTTTGCTGCTGTCATTCGGATCGGTGACTGCGGTGAACCCGTGCGCATTTTTAGTGCCTGTCGCGACGTTTCCGGACACCACCAGGCTATCCAGGGTCACGTCGCCGTAGCCGTTCACCAGGCACTTATCCAGGATCATCGCAATCAGCGATCCCGCTTGGCCGGTCACTCCGCCCGCGCCGGCATCCGTGCTCTGAAAGACCTTTACTGAGGTATCGGTCATGGGTCGACTTCTCCAAGAGATTGAAAGGCGTAGACATCGCCGCCGCCGATCCAGTCGTGGGGCTGAGTACAGCGGATGTGCCAGTGCTGGAACGAGGCGGCGATCGTCGGGAAGCGCAGGGCGTTGCCGTAGGCGTAGCCCGAACCCCAACCGCCGGGCGCGATGCTGAAATAGGCTTTTCCGGTCAGGGCGCTGGTGGGTGCAATCGTGCCGGAGATGTTGAGGCCGCTGGCGATTTGCCCGACCCGTGAACCAATGACTTTGACGGTGGTGGTCGTCTCGAACACCACCGCCCAGTCTTCCTCAATACAACCCTCGTTGGTGACGACGATGGGGAAATCGGTATCGTTGTAATCGGCGACCGCCAAGCTGCCGTCTACGGTGAAGCTGCCTTGCCAACTGGCGATGACTCGCAGGTTCGTGTAGCGGGCGTAGCGGTCGCCCGCGGTAAGCACGGTGGACAGGTAGCCGTCCGCCGGAAAGGTTTTGGTCAGCGGGCGGGCGAGTTGAATTTGCCCGGAGATTTCCACATCGGCGACACGGGCCATTTCGCGCAAGGTGTGATGCGCCGCCAGCGGCTGAAGGTAAGTCGATAGGTCCAGCGGGTTCGCCATCGTGACCACGCCGGTCGTGAGGTTCACGCTGTACTTGGTCGTCGCCACTTGGGTTCCTGCCGTGTCCAGCAGAATCACTTGGCTCAGATTGCCGCGCGGTAGATTGACGACTTGCGCCGCCGTCAGCGGGTTGGGCATCGTGAATACGCCGGTGTGATGCAATACGGCGGTATCGCCGGGCTTGATGACCTGGACCCGGCCATCGGCGGGCAGCCGTGCGGTGTCAATCCCGATCAGACTGGAATCAACCGGGGCGTAGGTGTAGGTGACGGCGTTGTAGACAATCGTGGTCGGCCATACCGGGTCCGGGACGATGACCTTGAGATCGGCGTCGATCAGATCGGCGTCGTACCATGGCTCCGCTTTCTGATCGCCGCTCAAGGCGCTGTCGAGGGTGCGGGTTCCGAAATAGACGAGATAAATCCCCGATTGCCAGTCGATGACTCCGACGAGGCCCGCCGTGTCGATCACCCCTTGGGTATTGGCCGTCGCCTGCACGTCCACGCCGGCCATCGTGGTGGCGCGAATCTGGAAGCTGCCGGGGCGAACCGGCGCGCCGGGAATCCGCCCAAACACCTGCGGCGTCGCCCAGGCCCGGCGCACCGTCGCCAGCGCCTGAACGTCCAGGGTGGTGCTGCTAAGACCGGTCCAGTCGCTCAGGGTGGCGATGCCGGTGGCGTGGTTGAGCACCCCGACCGCCGTGCCACTATTGGTGGTCGGCGACACCGCGCGGTAGATCGTGCCGCTGCGCTCAATATGCACCTGCCCGCCCAGCAGGAACCGGGTCGAGCCGGGCAAAATCGGGTCGAGGGTGGTCGGAGTCAGGTCCAAGGTCAGGTCAGGGACCGGGATCAGTTCGGTTTGGGCGTCGGTCCCGTCGCTGGCTTTGCGCACCCGGTAGTTAAAGGTCGTCGCCGGAACGCTGACCGCGCAGGCGGTGGCGGTGAATCCCATCACCCAACCGCGAAACGCGGCATCGTAGACGATGCCCCAGACGTTTTGGGTGAGGGTGCTGACCAGGGTCAGGATGATCTCGCCGGTGGTGGCGTTGAAACTGCCGGACGCCAGCCCGTCGCCGACCATCCCGCCTGCGCCGTTGTCGGTGAACAGCAAGGTCAGGTCGCCCACGGTCGCGACCGGGAAGGTCGCGGACACCGCCAGCGTTCCCGGCGAGCAGGGAAAGGTTCCGGCGGGCAATTGCAGGGTGTAGGTGCGTCCGGCGGGGCTGAGGCCGACCAGCGCCCCGGTGTAGGCCAGCAGGCGGGTGTAGTTCACCGTCACTACGCTGGCGGCGTCGGGATAGGCATTGGCATTCGGGGTCAACCACAACGCCGGCACGGTGTGATGCACCTGGCCCACGCCATCGCCGCTTAAGACTCCCGCACTATTGTCCGTGGCGGTCTTGGTCACGCCGCCGGAGATCCACGACACGCTGAGGCTGTCGGGAGACACGTCGTGCAACAGCGTCATCGCCAGCCGGGGCGCGGGAATGGATACCTCCCCATCCCGGCGCTCGGCCAGTTGCGGCGTGGTCCAGGAAAACAGCACCGAGGACGCCAGATCGGGCAGCACTTGCAGCGAAAGCTGCACGGTGCCGGTGGCGAAGTTCAGGGTGCCGCTGCCGTGGGCGGAACTGGCTCCGGCCAGAACGCCGCTGCCGGTCTCGCTGAGCCGATACCAGCGGCCAAACGCCAGATAATCCACCACCAGAGTGCCAGGCGCGGGAATCGGGGCGAGGGTGGTGACGTAGACGAGAGCGCGGGTCTGGTCGTCAATCGGCAAGGCGCGGGTGAAGGCCGGGCCAATCAGGGGCGCGGCGGGTTGCGCGGTGACGGTCCAGGTTCCCGAAGTGGGGAAGGTGATCGCGCCGGCGACGTAGTCGATTTCAGCGACCGCGCCGCCGCTGCTGGTCAGCGTGCCGTCGGCGTTGTCGGCAAAGGTCTGTGTGCCCGTGACCGCCACCGTGCCGGGCATCACCCCGCCGCCCAAGTAGACCGTGGTCCCGATCACGGCGCTGGCGAGCAAGAGGGCATCGCCGCCGGGAACCATCTGTTGCGGCAAACTTTGCGCGGCCTGATCCGCTTGGGCGTGTTCCGCCTGCGTGGACGGCACCAGTTGTTCGAGAACCCGGCTCACGCTCACCGAGGCCGACGCGGCATTGGCTTGCGCCGCCAGCGGCAACAGGCCGTAGTAGCGCGCGGCGTCGGCGACCGTGGTCATCCGAATCTTGGTCGGCGACCCGCTGACGCTAAGCCGGGTCGGGTATTCGATGCCGGCGAAGTCTTCGCGCAGCGGTTCGGCCAAATACAGGGTCAACACCCGCCGCTCAAAGTCGCCGTTGCCGTCGGTAAAGGTGGCGCTGGAGTCGGTGACGCGAGTGAGGCGCACGTACTGCGACACCGCCGGGTAACCCGCTTTCTCTTGACTGAGCAACACGGTTTGCCCGGCTTCGGGGAGTTCGGCGTTCAGCGTCTGATAGGCCATGATCGCCCGCTGGCCCACGACCGCGTTGCTGTAAAACGTCATCGGGGTGGCGGGACCTTGAGTCAGGTAGGATTCAATGCGAGTCACCAGCGCCGCCCGCTCTTCGCCGAAGGTGGCGGCACGGGCCAGCAAGGCGCTGATCGCGGCATTGGCCGGCGGCTGGCTGATATAAATCCCGGCGCCGTAGTACCACAGCACATTGGCCGAGGCGATGCCCAAGTACAGGGCGCGGGCGCTCAGCCGTCCGTTCACGGCGTCCATGTTGCTGACGCCCGGAAACAGGTTGTTGCTGACGTTATCCGGCAGCACGACGGAGGTGATTTGCCCGCCGCCGTCGCTTTGATCGGTCAGGCGTTCGGGTTGCAGCAGGACGATATGAGTGCTGTCGAGAGGCATTAGGCGTTCCGTTTCGCAGTTTCGAGCGCGGAGAGGAAATCAGCGGGATTTTGAGTGGTGGTGGTTTGTAAGGTCTTGCCGGCCACGTTCAGATTGAGGGCGTAGGTGCGTTCCGGCGAAGCCAGACCGCCGCTGCTGTTGGAGGAGGAGGTCGGCGTTCGCGAGGTGGAGGGCGTGTTATTGGCTTGGGCGTCCGCTTCCGCTTTCTTCAGTTTGATTTGATAGGCTTGCTGTTCCAGCGAGAGGGCGGTTTGTAGGTTGTTGATCGCCTCGCGGTCGCCCGCCGCTTTCGCCTCGTTAATCTGGTTCTGCAATTCCAGTTCTTTTTGTTTTTGTTGCAACCGGAGAACGCCCGCCGTGTCGCCTTGCTCTTGCAAGAGGGTTTGCTGCGCCGCCGCCAAGGCTTCTTCGCTGGCTTGGCGCAAGTCGTCCATCTTGCCCTTGGCTTCATCAATCGCATCCTGGAGCCGGGATAAATCGGCATCGTTCAGCAGGTCAAACGAGGTGCGAGTGTCGCGGGTCGCCAGTTGCAAGGCTTGCTGGGTTTGGGCAGTGAATTGGCCGGTTTGGGTATAGGCGTCCAGGGCCGCGACGGCATTTTCGACTGCGCTCTTTTGATCCTTGAAGGATTGAACCACTTGATCGGCGGCGGCGGCTGTGCCTGCTGCCCATTGAATCCATCGATCCGAAGACAGGGCGTTTCCGGTTCGAGTGAATTCCTCTTGCAGTTTAATAAACGCCTTTTGGAGGGCCTCGGCATTGCCGCCCGTTTCCGCCAGCACCTGGTGAGCGGCATCCCAGTTCGAGTTGACCGCATCGCCTGCTGCGGCGAGTTGCGCGGCGGCTTCGGCGGCGGCAGCAGCAGCCTTTTTTGCCGCTTCTTCCGCTTCTTCCGCCGCCTTTTTGGCGGCTTCATCCGCTTCCTTTTTCTTTTTCTTCGCCTCTGCCAGATCGAGGGTGCTTTGAGTGGTTTGCTCTAACCCCTGCTGTTCCAGTTCCAGCGCCGTCAAGGTATCGGCCATCGTGGCGAGTTGCTCCTGATCGCGGGCGTCCAGTTCGCCGTCCGCCGCCAGCTTGAGTCGAGTGGCTTCAATCAGGTCCGTATAGGCGGCGATTTCATCGGCTTTGTGGTCGGTCGCTGCGCTCAGCTTTTCAATTTGCAGATCAAGTTCGTCATTTTCGGCCTGCATCACCCCGACGCTATCCCCTTTGATCTGCGCCAATTCGCCCTCCGTGCGAACTTGTTGAAGCTTCAAATCAATGCTGGACTGATCCAGTTCATTGGCGCGCTGGGCGCTGGCGACTTTGCGTTCCTGCTGATCAATGTTTTCGCTCAGAGCGATGTTGTAGCGATTGAGTGCGGCATTGGCTGCCGCCGTGGCCTGGGCGATTTCCTTATCCGCATTGGGTAGCGTCGCTTTAATGGATTGGAGGTAGGCCAGCTTGTCGGCGGTGGCTTGGGCGGCATCACGCAGCCCCAACAGCATCACCCCGTTTAACTTCATCCCTGAGTTCCATTCCGCCGCGTTGTCATTGCCGGCCTTGATCTGGCGGTTATATTCAGCGGTCTTTTCGGCGACGCTGGTAAGGGGGGCAACGATCAGCGTTAAGTTATCCCCTAGCTGGGTCGTTCCCTCATGGGCTTTGACCAGAATCCCATTCCAGTCTTTCATCCCCTCCGTAGATTGGGCAACGGCGGGCTTGAGTTCTGAGACTTTTGCGGTCAGCGCCGAGGTCTTTTTTTCCGCTTCAGGAACGCTTCGCAGCGTGTCTTGCAGGGATTGGTTATAGCGGCCTTGCTCTAAATTCAACTGAGCCTGAGCCAAGGCTTGCCGCTCATTGGCGGTGACGACCCGTTGTGCCGCTGCGGCATAGCCTGTTTGCCCGATCTCCATGCGGCTCAAGACGTTCAATGCTTTCGCTTGTTCCGCGTTCGCCTCTTCCAGGGCCTTGCGATATTTCCCCAGAGCCGCCTCGGCGGCTATCGTGGCCGGATTCGCCGCATCCTGCTTGGCCTTGAGTTCGTCCACAATGAGCGCCCGGCGCTTTTCCGCTTCTACCAAGTCGGCCGTGGCCTTTTCCAGCGCCAGCCTTTTTTCGAGCAGCGTTTGTTCAGTGACCGCCACCAGCTTGGCGACCCCGCTCACCTCATCGTAGACGATGACGGTTTCGCCGATTTTGCCGTTCATCCGGTCGTAAGCGGCGGTGGTTTTCGTCAACCCCTCTTGCAGCGCGGCCAGTCCCTCATCCAGCTTAATCAACGCCAGCTTGTTGGCGGTCTCGGTTTGTTCTTTGAGCTTCTTCGTGTATTCCTCAGTCGAACCGGTCAGCGCATCCGTAACTTCTTTGGTTTTATCCTGTTCCTTCCAAAGTAACGTCAGCGCGGCGACGCCCGCCAACACCCATCCCGCCGGCCCCATCAAAACCGCCATGACCCGCGAGAACCCTGCGGCGGCGATTTGTGCGGCGGTCATGGATCGCGCCAGCGCCAGTTTGGCCGTCACCAGCGCGTAGGTTTCGACGGCCAGCGTTCTGATCTGCAAGCCCATCGGGATCAGCGCCGCCGCCACCAGCCCCCCGGCAATGGCTTGCAAGTTGTTCATCGCCTGGCTGAGCACATTCACTGCGCCCGCCACAAAGCTATTCACCCCCTCGCCAATGGCCTTGAAGTCAAACGCCTTGATGAAGACCGTGGCCGCATTCCCGGCGACCGTCGCCATATCCTTAATCGCATCGGTTAAGCCCGAAAACGCTCCGCCTTGCACCGCGCCGATAAAGGAGTCGCTGAGCGCCTTGGCGGCTTTCGCGAGAGGTTCGAGTAACGGTTCTGCTAGGGTCTCTTTGACCGTATCCCATGAGGCATTCAGCGCCTCTACGGCCGTCTTGAAGTTGCCGCCCATGGCATCGGCGGCTTGTTGCGCTGCGCCGCTGGCGTCCCGAAGCTGGGTCGTAAAGTCCGTGACCCCGGCGCTGCCCTCGCCGATCAAGGCCCGCAAACCCGGCCCCGCCGTTTCGCCAAAAGCGATGATCGCGGTTTCCGAACTCGCACCGGCTGCTTTCAGCCCATCGAGAACGCCACCCAGGTCGCGCGTGGTAATCCCCAGCCCGTCCAGCGCCTTGCTGGCGGTGCTGGCCGGGTTTTGCAGTTGGGTCAGAATCGCCGCCAGGGACGTGCCCGCCGCGGCGCCCTTGATCCCATTCTTGGCGAGCAGGTCGAGGACGGCGACGGTCTGCTCCAAATCCAGCCCAAAGGCTTTGGCCAGCCCGCCCGCATTGGCGAGCGCGTCGGCCAGTTCCGCCGCTGAGGTGGTGGACAGGTTCGCGCCCTTGGCGAGCACATCGGCCATCCGCCCGGCCTGGTCAAAGCCCAGCCCCATGATCGACAGCGAGTCGCTGAGCTTGGTCGCGGCGCTGTCCAGACTGATCCCTTCCGATTTTGCCAGCGACAGCACCACCGGCAAGGTCGCAATGGCGTCCTTGGCGCTGAGGCCGGCTGCGGCCAAAATCTCCAGCCCTTGCGCCGCCTCAGTGCCGGTGACGCCAAACTGCGCCGCCACCTTGCGGGCTTCCTCGGTCAGCCCTTTCATTTCATCGGCGGTATAGCCGCCCTTGGCGGCCACCTTGTCGAGTTGGGCCTCAAACTCCGCTGCGCCGGTCAAGCCGCCGCCGAACAGGTTGCCGAACTGTTCGCGGATCAGGTTGGCGGTGGCGCTGGTGGTTTTGTCGAGGAAGCCGAAGATTTTGCCAAAGGCGGCGCTGGCTTCATCCCTGGCCGTAATCAGCAGTTGCAGAACAAGGTTATTCGAGGCCATCAGACGGTGATCAACTTGAGGGAATGAATGACATACCAGGCGCTCGCGCCGGGATTGGCATATCCAGAATCTTGAATCACCGATTTGGGCGTAGCGTCCAACGGCCCGTCGCCCTCGTAAACCGGGGTGACGGTGAAGCTGCGGGCATCATGCAACACCAGGGTGAGCGAAGCGGCGTAGGTATTGAGCAGGGTTTGCAGCGAGAGCACATTAGCGCGGGTCATCCACGCCCAGCGCTCGCCGCCGATCAGGGTGATCGGGCGTCCGGCCAGCCGTTCAGCGGGTTGCAGAATCAGCGCGCCGGACAGGGAGTAGTTGCGGGCGGTCTGGATCGGCGACCAGGTGAACTCATCACTCCAACGCATCCCATTTGGAATAGAGACCCCGTTGAGAGTGATCGCCATGATTACGCCGCCAGATCTAGGAATTCATATTGCCACGGCGACGTTTCCCCGAGCGGAGTCAACAGATTCCCGGCGAACGCGCCATTGACATAGGTTCCCGTCACCGGATCAAACGTGCCGCTGGCGGCGAGATTGGCCTTGTGTAGAACCAGCCGACAGCGCCGTTGCGACACTTTTTCTGTGCCGGTGCCCAGGAATTGGATGTACTCGGACTTGGCCTTGCCGGCCTTGTAAATTTCACCGGTTCGGGTGGACTTGGTGTAACTGATCTTGGCGACAGTGACGCCGGTGGCGTCCAGCGCCTTGAACAGGCCGTTGATGGGATCGACTTCATAGTGAGTGGCCGCGACCGCCGCATCCGCAGAGGTCTTCGCCGAAAACCCGGTGGTTTCGATGTACTTGTTGCCGGAGGTGAACGGCACCCACAGCCCCAGCGCCGGGGTAATCGCCTCATCGGTGACGCCCGCCGTGGTCTGGGCGAGATCGGTAATGTCGGCGCCCAACAGCAACCCAAACATCACCGGCGGCATGTAATTGGCTTCCGCCGCCAAACTGGCGGGCGCGGTGGACTTCTGGACGCTGGCGAGGGTTTCGCCGACGCTGCCCTCAATATTGGAGATCAGGGGATCCGATTCCTGGGTTTGGCTGGAGATTTCCAGTTTGGTGAAATTGCACGGATCGTAGTAGTGGGTGGGCGCGGTGTCGCCGCTCCAGAACCCGATCTTGAACGCGCAGTTGAGGTAGATGGAACGGGGAGCAACGGGAATCGTCATGACAACTCCTAGACGGGTAATGCCCGCCAATTGAGGGTGAGGTAGATTCTTGACCCGACGTTGGGGCGGAACAAATCCCCGTCCGGCTCAATACTGGTGAACGACAGGCTCACAATCGGGCCAGAGTGCGGCAACACCCGCAGCGCGGCCACGACGTTGTTTTCCAAGGTTTGCAGTTTTAGATCAGCGGTTGCAGGGACGGTATCGCGGGTCCAACATTCCAGAATCAGATTCTCGACGCCGCGCTCCGTAAACAACGACGGTTCCACCGATCCGGCGCGCAGCACGTACACGGTGTCCTCATCGGGAGCGGGCGCATCGAAATACGCGAGCACGATCACCGTCGGCAACGCGGTTCGTAGCGTGGTCGCCACGGTCTGAATCAGCGTCGCCCACATCAGCCGGTCGCCTCGATCACCGCCGCGGCGCCCAAGTCCGCCAGCCGCGCGCGGGCGCGGTCCACCACCGGCGTCACATAATCCCGCCCGCGAATTCCCCGTCGCTGAATCGCCCGCGCGATGGCCCAGGCCGTGCCGCCATCCGATCCGATCTGTCGATCTTTCGCCCACTGCTGAATTGCCTGCCAGGGCGGCATTCTCCCCCCCGGCTTGCGGCCTTCAAACACCGCGCGGGCATAGCTGACGTGCGGCCCGAGGGTCCAGGTCAGGTCATCCACTTTGTCGGCTTTGACGCTGTCGATGAGCGTGGAACGAGCGGAAATCCGTTGCCGAGCCAGTTCCTGCTTCATATCGACGGCGCCTTTTTCCGCCACCGTCCACACTGCTCGCGCCAGCGCCCAATGCAGCTTTTTCGGCATCGCCTCCAGCCGGGGTAATTCAGAGGTGTCGAACCGGATTTCCATCATGCCAATGCGAACTCCTGTAACAGGCGCTCGTACAGATAGGCCGGGGTGCCAGCGGTCGGTAGCCCGGTCAGCCCTTTGTGCAATTGCACCACGGCGGTTTCGATCGACAGATCGCGCAGCGCTTCAATCAGCGCCGCCAGCAGCACCAGCGGACGATCCGAATCCGGCGGCGTGACCCGCAGCTCGCTGATCTCATGCGCCACTTGATAGCGGACGGGAAGCGTCGCGCCCCACGCCGCGATCTGGTTCGCGGTCGGCCGGGCGGAGAGTCGCCAGCGCGGGCCGTCGTCGCTGTCGATCTGCCGAATCAGCGGCGGAAGGCCGATAAAATCCCCGTCCCAGGGCTGACGCACCGAACCTTGGCCCCACTCGTGCGTGAAAATCGCCAGCGATCCGGTCGCCGCCGGGTAGTCCACTTCGCCGGCCGTGACCGCCAACATCGACAGCCGCTCGCGGGGCCGCTTGCCGTCCAGCCGCCGCGCCGCCAAGGCCAAATGGCGAATGAAATCGGCGTCGTCCAGCGCCCGAAACCGCTCGACCGCTTTGCCGAGTTGGGCTTTGTGATCGACGATCAGATCATCGAGGGTCATAGCCGCGCCCTTTAGGGCGGGGTAAGTGACGGTCGACCGGCGGCTCCGGCTCGGGTTCGGGTTCCGGCTCGGGTTCCGGCTCGGGTTCCGGCTCGGGTTCCGGCTCGGGTTCCGGCTCGGAGGGCGGCGCAGGAATCAGCCCCACATCGTCCACATCGCGGGTTTCGCCCGGCAGGATGAGCTTGCCGCCGATGGATCGCGGATGCGGGCCGGGATTGGTGTACGACACAATAGCCATGGGAAGCTCCTGAACAAGGAGAGGGAGAAACTAAAGGGGGGATTAGGTCGCGGCGGTGCGGGCGTCCGAGTCGTAAACGATGACCGATGTGAGCTTGTAGCGAACCGGCGCCGGCACCCAGATCGCGTTGTACTCTTCGCCATACGCCACCTTTTCGCCGATGGGCAGTCCGTTGGAATCCACAGCTTCAAACGGCGTTCCGGTGACAAACGGCTTGACCACCGCATAAGTCAGCGTCCCGCGCTCGCCCATCAATATCCGCTCATCGCCCAGGTCGATGCCCGGTCCATTGGTGCCGTAGGTGGGGATGCCCTTGACCGCCTCCAGATCGCCCACCCCATCCACGTTGGCCCCTCTCACGGTGGCCAGCGTGGCGTTACTCAGCACGTCGTTCAGTACCGGAGACATCAGCGCGAAATTCGGCAGCAGGTAGCGGTCGGCATTCAGCACCGCTTTGCGCGCCCCCACCGCCCGCAAGGCGCCGTTGAGATGAGCTTCCAGTGCCGTGCTGGCCGGGAGTTTCAGATCAAATTTGCTGACGTTGCTGGCCGCGGAATAGGCGATGGTGCAGGTGGTCGAGGCGGTGGGCGTGGCCGCGACCCCGGCTTCTGTCACCAATCGCACAAAGCCCAAATTGGCGTTCTCCAGCATCCAATAGGTTCCCGCCGCCTGCGTCCCCGATCCGTTGTATTCGGCCAGGGTCGTATTGTTGACGATCACGGTGATCGGGTTTTGCACGGAGCCGACGTTGTTCCCCTGTAGATCCCGCACCTGCAACGGACGCACCACCGGCCAGCTTGCGGTTTTGACCAGCGAGTTCGATCCGGTCAGTTGCGCCGAAATGCTGGTCGCGGTCACCGCCGTGGGGTTGTAAGCATCGGCGGAGCGTTGCAGCTCATTGGCGATGCGCCGCGCCACCAGTTCCTCCATCAGTCGGGCATTGCTGGAGACGTTGCGGGCGTAGGCATCCCAGTCGATCAGCGAAGTTCGCGAGAAGTGCATCACCTCGTTGCTGATTTTCATCGACAACTTCATGGCGTTGACGTAGGCGGTATCCATCCGCTGTTGCACCGACGCGCGCGGGATGCCCTGGCCTTCGTAGACGATGCCGTCGTTGACCACCGTTCCCGGTAATCGGGTTTCGTAGGGAATCTGGGTGGTGGCCTGCGCGCCGGGGTCGCTGATGACCTGCACCACGTCCAGGATGTTCAAATCGCTCAGCGCCTCACGAATCACGGTGCGCTGATACCCGGCCGGTACCGCGAAGTTGCCCACCGTGGTCACGCCGCCATCGGCCAGTTGCTTGGCCTCCGCGTCCAGTTGCGCGGCATGGATGCGGTCGAATTCCGCCAGAATCCGGCGCACGGCGGGTTTCAGTTTGGCGGCTTCCGTCAATCGAAGCTGGCCGTTGCCGAAACTCGCGGACTCTCTCAGGTGTTTGTCGATGCCTTCCTGGAGCTGCATCGGCCCGCGATCTTCGCCCAGGGTGATCCGGGTTGAACCGACCATCCGACCCGGATAGCCCATTCGCGCCAGTTGGGCGCTGACCCCCAGTTGACGGCCCACGGCGATCTGCTGTTCCGCCAGCGCCTTGATCTGTTCGGGCGTACTGTCGGCGCGAACCAGCGCTACGGCATCGTGCAGCAGCTTCTTAACCGGCTCGCTCAGGGTTTTCAGTCCTTCATCGGCCTCCAGCGCATCGGTGAACTGCTTTTGCCGGGTGGTCAGCGATTCGGCCAAGGTCTTGTTCTGGGCTTCCAGCGCGGCCCGATCGTCCGCCAGCAGCCGCTTCACATCGGCTTCACTCAGCATCTTTTGTCCGGAATCCGCGGGCGGAACCGTCAGATGGATGACCGCCGGCTTGTCGCCCAGCGTCTCCGCCAGCTTCTTGCCGGTGTCTATCATCCGCTGGGTTAATTCGGCCAAAGCCTTTTCGTCTTCGCCCACGGTCTTGGCCGCAGCGCTGAACGCTTCCCCCAGTTGATCGATAACCGGCTGCGCGAGTTTGGCTTCCGCCAGGGCTTTTTTCAGGGTAAGAAGATGACCGTTCATATCATTATATGCCTCACGGGTGAATTGGTTTTTCAGGTCGCGATGCAATGCAACCGGTTCGGAAAGTTGAATGGGATCGAGGCGTTTGATCGCCGGGCGAATGGTCAGGGCCGCGCCGATCAGCAACGCGCCGTGCGGCTGGCGTTTTTCGTTGTCGATCCAGTCGTCGTGATATTCCGCCGACAGGTATTGGTAGCCGCGCTCTCGAATCGCAGCCAGGCCATAAGGGGTCCATTCGACCGCTGCCAACAGCTTGTCGCCGTCCACCCACAACTTCGTCATCGTGCCGGCTGCGCCCTGGTCGGGGTTGTGGGCCACGTCCACGAAGATATTTTGGCCGTAGGTGTGGGCGTTGAAGTTCAGCACCATCTCCGAAAGCATCTGGCGCGTGATTTCAAAATCGCCGTAGCGCGGATCGTGAAACTGCCCGGCCCGGGTAATCGTGACCGGCGCGCCCGGATTCTCCGCCAGCGTTTTGGGGTCGAGGAACGCGGTAATGGCGCGATGCGGGGTCTTCATCGATCGGACGCTCCCGGCTTCAGCCCGGCCAGCGCCAGCCCCTCGCGGAGGGTGGCCTTGTTATAGGGGTTGTCGCCGTTTTCGTGGGTGATGATCGCCGTCACCAGGGCCCGCATCGTGGGGTAGTCGTGAACATCGATCTTGGCGTCGGGATCGCGCCCGATGAGCCGGGAAACGTGATTCACGTAGTTCGTGGTGTGGTTTTCCACCGGCGGCGCCCAACGCTGGATGATCTCGCGCACGGTGTCGATGCGAGAGCCATTGGCGGCGCGGCGATGGTCCTGGTAGGTGCACAACGTGCAGGCCAGGGCGCGGATGCCCCACGGCGCAGACTCGAACACAACAAAGCGGGAATCGCTGGATTGATCCGCGGCCATGCCTTGCCATTTCACGCCGTCCTGACGCTCGATATTGCCGGGATTGTGGTTGCGAACTCCGCGCGGAACGGGTTGAGGCATGGCGTGATCTCTGGTCTATATTAGTTATTCAGAATATTCTAATTTACTAATATATCAAGCGAAAAAAAGGGGGAAAATCACGGCGGCGACTCCACGGAGTCTCGATGTTTGATTTCCGCTCTCAACTCTTTCAGCTCGGCCCGTAACTGGCGGTTTTCGGCCATGAGCAGGTCCACAAACGACTGCTGAGTATTCTCTTCAGCCCCGGTGTTACGAATCTCCTTGATCCAGCGCCAGGCGCCCGTGACCCCCACGAGAAAGAGCGCTCCTTTTTCGGGGTTTTCGAGCAGCCATCGGACGAAAGCGATCCCGGTTTCACCGTCCACTGGTCTTCGTCCGCCCGATGCTCCATAGCGACGAAACCGCCAACACCCCATTGGTAATGGAGGACAGCAACGGCGGATCATGCAAGGCCCCACTGGCCGCCAGCGAAAGAAGACAGAAGGTCACTCCCATTCGCGACCCCAAGCGCATTACGAAGCTCGGCTTGCTCGGCCATAGCGTCATCCCGATCCCGACCAGTCCACATCCGATAAAGGCCCCGATCCACGCGAGCATCCACCCGTGGAGCGGCATCGTTGCCGAAAATTCACTCACCGATTCAGGAGAAAGGCTCCAATAGATCCCAATCCAGAACACCACAGACCCTGAAAGGAGGTCCAACGACGACCACGGAGCCATCCACAGGATTTCCCGTAATCGCGCATAAACTCTCCGCGCAAAGGAAAGCGACGGGGGGACCCCGCCCAGCGGACGAGCACTCTTCGGTTCTTCAAGTCGTTGGGTCACCCGGATTCTCCGCGAGAGGTCCCGCCCCACCGGGCGAGGTCATTGAGGGGGGACCGTGCTCTGCACACGGGATCGGTTGGCGAATTCCACACCACACGCAATGTAAATGGCTCGGTTTTAAATCCCGGTCTCTCCTCTGGGCCTCAAATCCTTGAATGGCCCAACGACCGTTGCAATCCGTACACTGAAAGTGCATCAACTTCGTTTCTGTCCACGCCGTCGTTTCATGCGTTGTAAACACTTCGTCGTTCATCGCACCCAAGGGGAATCCGTTTTTATATTGGCAATTCAGAATATTCTAATTAACTAATATTTCAAGCAGAAATTGGGGCGGATTCGGGGGGATTGAGGGGTCGAGCGCCGTCCCTGGCGGGGGGCGGTTCAGGCGCTTAATAGCTCAAAAGGGGTTGCTTAGCCTGCTTTTTCGCCATCGCCCGAACTTTGCGAATCGAGATCGGCGGGCGGATGACGGCGGTGATAAATTCGTGGTCCAGGGCGACCAGTTGGTCTCGGTGATGTGCCGCCAGCACGTGCAAGCCTTCCAAGTCCGCCTTCGCTTCCTCGAAATGTTCCGGGCGCAGTTCGCTGGAGCTGCGTAGCCCAAACTGAAACCGAAGCCGTTCGTTGACCGCAAAACCGGCTCGTTCGCTAAATTTGCAGCAGATGGAAATGAGGTGAATCAGATCGTGGAGGACGATCCACTGTTCGGTGGTCAGGCCAGGCTGCGCGGGCTGTTCAACTATCTCCTTCACCCGGAAGTACAGCTTGACCAACTGGCGCTGGATTTGCCAACTCAGATTATCGGTGAACGATTTGACCAGCATCAGATAGCCGGATTCGGTGATGAAGGTAATTTCCCGTGCGCCGTCCTTCAATACGCCAGAATGGCTAGTACGAAATTCGTCCAAGCTTTTAGAATCAGTGACATAGAAGAAGTCTTCACTGTCAATGAACCGTTTGCGGTTGGTAGCAAAATTCCGCTTTGCGGTCCCTTCGACCCGGTTATGTACCTTATCGATTAAGGCGAAAGTGAGGACGGGTTGGCCTTGATAGGTCAGGTAGGGAATTTCAACTTCATTGGAAATGCGGACAAGCTGCGTAGACATGATGACTTTCCTGTACGACTCTAAGTTACCCAAAGCGGAAGGGTGCCGGGAGGCTTAGAACCGCGTACAGACGGCGGGCGCTATTCAACATATTCACGCCCCCTCCCGACGTTGATCGGGCGGGCAAAAAAATACCGCAGGGCTTTCGGGTGCGGATTCCGCTGTACGATGGAGGTTCTAAGGCTCCGATGTCAAGCGTATATCCACTAGGGCGAAGGGGTCAAGCGGATAGGGGTTGCAATCATAGCAAATTGGCTATATATAAGGCCATGACCAAAGTTCGTGATTTACACGCGGGCTGGATGAAAGACCCCGAGTATCGGGCGGAGTACGAACGACTGGGACCGGAATTTGATCTGGCCCTCGCGCTCATCAAAGCCCGGTCTCAGGCCGGGTTGACTCAGGAAGAACTCGCCGCGCGAATGAAAACCACCCAATCGGTGGTCGCTCGGCTGGAAGGAGGGCACGGGAAGCCGTCTACTCGGACGCTGGAAAAAGTGGCCAAAGCCACTGGCATGCGGTTGAGGATCAGCTTTGAACGTGACGAGTTTGCTGCTGCTTGACCTCCTCCCGAAACACCGCCACCAGATAACTCATGGTGTTCGGGTGCGCCGGCCACGGGGTTTGTCCGACCGGATACACGCCGGGGCCTAGCCCATGCGCATCCTGCACCGCCAAGCTATCGCAAATGTCGCGCACTTTATGGTTCGGGCTGAGCACAAACCGCATCCCCACCACATCGGGATGGGCGCCCGCCCCGATTTGATACGCCTCACCGTGCGCCCGGTTAATCTCGGTACGGAACACCCGCAATGCCTGGGAGTAGGCCGCGCCCGGCCCTTTCAGCAACTGCTCTTCGACCACGCCCGCCAGCTTCTTCACGCCATCCTGGCCCAGATTCGCCCGCAGTTCCAACGGCAACGCCTCTTGTCGCGCCATGAACTCCAGTGCTGCGCGGCTGGCATCCCGACCCAGCACCACATTGCGCCGCAACGTCTCGCTGATCGCCGCCATCGTGCCGCTGTTCAGCCGCCACAGCCGATCCGACAATTTCAGGCCATCGGCGGCGATGAAGTTCTCTACGAACCGCGCCGCGTGATCCGCCAACTGCGTCAACGAAATCCCCAGCCCGGCCCAAGGGGTTGCGCCTAACTCCGCAGCGATAGACAACTGGTGGTGGAGTAAGCCGCGCAACTCCCGATCCAGCACCGCCAGATTGCGCCGCGCCTGGTGCAAATAGTCGGTCAGCACCTCCAGCCGCAACGCCCCGCGGGCATCGCCGTAGCGAGTCAGTTCCTCCTGCAACTGAGCAATCACGGTTTGGTACAGCGACCGCAACCGGTCGGCGGTTTCCGCGTCCAGGGCGTTGGTTTTCGCCTGAACCTGCTGGGTGGCGCGGCGAATCGCGGCGGCGGTATCGGTCACAGCAACCGGCTCTGCGGTTGCGGGCGCACCGGGATAAACTCCGCTTGTTGCGGTCGAGCGGCGGGCAACGCAAAGTTCACGGTGCCGCCCAGCGCTTTCCGATAATGCCAGCAGCACAGTTCCAGCAAATACTTTTCCTTCCGGCTGAGGGGCGCGGCAGGTTCGTTCTCTATCCGCCAGCGCAGATTCTTAATCAGCACGGCGCCAAACCCGATGTCGGGAATCCTGAGCAGCTCCAGCGCCGCCACCTTGTCGCGTTCAGTGGCGTTCATGGGGCGTTGCTGATGCTGGTGGCGCTTTCCCCCTTCGGCGCGTTGCCCGGAGTAATCGACACCTTGGGTTGATTCGCCGCCGGAGTAATCGCGTTCGGGTCCGGGTACGGATCCGCCTCTTTCCGCTGCGCTTCCTGTTCCGCTTTGACCACGGCCGGATCCAGCCCCGCCGTCTCCCACAGCAGTTCCGGCGGCACCCCCAGCGCCTGATATTTCAGCGCCCGATCCGCCGCTTGATTCGGGGTTTCGGTGCGGCGCTCCACAAAGCGGATGTAGAACCGTTCCGCGTCCGGGTTAATCCCGGCCAGCAGCAATTCCAGCCGAAACCCCTGCTCGTACACCCACGATAGCGTGTCCTGTAGGGTATCGATTTCCTCGTAGTAATCGCGCTTGAGGTCTTCGAGGATGTCGCGATTCAGCCCAGCAGCATAGCCAAACAGCGCCTTAGGCGCGGGCGATCCGGTGAAGAAGGTATCGAGCAAATGCACCACATCGGCCACTTGATCCAGATTGGCGTCGCCCTGGAGCGCGGTGACGCCGCCTTTGCGATTGAGGTAGAAATCGGTACAGACGCTATCGACGCGCTGGTTATGCTCCACTTCGCTTTTATACGTCGCCAAGTCGGCAGCGGTCGCTCCTTCCAGGATGTGCGCAAACCGCAACGGGGCGCGTTGCCGACGGCGAATCACCAAATCTTCCTCGGTCATCCGCAATTGCCGCCAGCAGGTGCGGGTGGCGTCGAGATACGGTCTTCCCAACGCGCCCTGGTCATCCACGCTGTCCGGGCTGAGCCGCTCCCAGGTCAGTTGCCACAGCCCGAACACCGCGATCTGGCGCGACTGGTTCAAGTCGTACTGGGCATACGCCGCCGCTGGATTCGTAAACCGCCCCGACTCATCGACCAGTACTTGCAGGGTTTCAGTCGGCATCCTCAGCCCGGCAGTCACTTCGCCAGCGTCGTTCAATACCCACTGCATCGGCAGGTTGCCTTCCATCACGAAGCCCCGGGCGTCGCTTTCGAGCTTCGCTTGCCGGTCCAATCCCAACCGCCGCTCGAAAGTTTCCCAGCGCCGCCGAATTCTTGGGTTTTCGCTCGACGACCATTCCAGCCGCAACCCGCCTTTGGTCACGGTCTTCGCCATCCGGTCGTGAATTTTTTTCACCCGAGGATCGAGTTTATCCATGCGCCGGATTTCGAGGATGACGTAGCGCAGCGCATAGTCCGGTTGCATTTGCCGGTATTGATAGCGCAGCGCGTTTTCGTCGGTGGCGCGGCGCCCAATTTCGGTTTCATTGCGGCGCGACAGCCCCGGCCAAGAGACGGTCGGGAGGAGATTACGTAGCCGGGGCAAAAGGGGCATGATCGGAACTCCGTTCAATGCGGGATAGCACGGGGAAGGTCCACGTCAGAATAACTGCCGCGATTTTTTCGGCATCTTCGGCGGTAAACTGCACTCCGTTGATCTCGACCAGATCGCCGACCGGACGCAGCATAAACTCAGTGGTCAAGCGGTTGTGTTTGATCCCGGTGAAATAGACGGGCTTATTTTCACTCACAGCCACCTCCTATCCACTCAAAAGTTCTTCCCGCGAACGGGAGCGGGTCAAAATCGCGGTCGGAGCCGACGCCGCCCCACGGGTCACCAGGCCCCACACCGCGGCCATCATCGCGTCGAACAAGTCATCGCCCAGTTTTGGATCCGCCATTTTGTAGCTGGCGTAGCTGGTCTTGGTGGGCACGGGCTTGATGTTCGCCAATTGCCGCGCCAACAGCCGCAAATCCGCCGTCGCCGGATCGGTCAAGTTAAAATCATCCAGGTACGGCAACGCCGCCTGGCCGTTGTGGAAAATCGAGCGAACCGCCGTCGCCATGCTGTGCTTGGTCATGCCCTCAAACCGCAACGGCGCAAACGGCCATTCGCCCCACGTTGTCGCCGTACTGTTGCCATCGCCGACCGTGCGCCGGTCAATGTGGGTCAGCCCCTGCCCGAACAGCTCGTCATTCAACTGCGTCAGCATCCCCACGCCGTAGGCGTCGCCGATGGCGTAGTCGGGCCGGAAGTAATCCCAGAATCCGATCAAGTCTCGCTTCACTACCTGATCATCCGCGCCCGGCGCCCACGTTTTGGCGAAGATCACGACGGTATAGTTGCCGAGCTGTTCCACCACCACCAAGGCATGTTTCGAGCTATGTACCGCCTCGCCGTGGCCGCTGGCGTCATAACCAAAGGCGAGCATCCCGCGTTTCTTGTAGCGATGCCCCGGCAACGGATCGGCCAGTTGCAGGTTGGCTTTAAGCCCGACGGTCATCGCCTCGCGAATCTTCGATTCCCAGATCAGGTTACGGCTGGAGACATTCCGGCACAACAGTTGCCGCAGATATTCATCCGGTGACAACTGGGTTCGCATCAGTTCGATGAATTGCTCGTTGATGATCCCGAGTTCAATGCCTAAGTAGGCGTCTACAATCGGAATCACCCGGTATTCGCCCGATTCCACCATGCCGCTCAAAGTATCCGCGCCTTTGAACACCCCGGTAATCCGGATTTGCGGATCGTTCTTGCTGGCCGCGCTCGCGCCCATCCGCCGCGTGGAACCCAACATCAGCAGGAAGCGGGCATACAGCCGGTCTTGCGGCATATCGTCCACTTCTTCCAGCGAAGCGGTGGTCAAGTCGCCGCCGTCCACTTGCGCCATGATGCCGTAGGCTCTGGCAACAGATCGGTTGTGAAACTGGTAATAGGTGTCGGCCAGTTGCACCCGCCCCTGCTTGCAGGACAGCCACGCGGTAAGAATCGGGCTGCGCCGGATCGCGTCCAGGTGATAACCGAGATTGACGAGGCTTTGCGCTTCCCGTGGCGCCACGATGCCCTCTTCCTGATCGGGGTTCGTGGCGTTGTGCTTGAGCAGGAACATTTCCTTGACCGCCGTCTTGCCGGTGCGCCGACAGGAAAAATCCAAGGTGCGCGGATGCTGGTCCATCTCCAGGCACTTCAAAATCTGCATCGAATCCAGTTCGACGTTGTGAATATGCTTGTGCCACAGCGCATGATCACCGGCATAGCGCATTACTTCGATTTCAGCGCGGTTTTGCAGCACCAGGCGCTGCGTGGCGGAAATGCGATCAGCCATGGGCCTGCCAACCTTCCAACTTGATAAATTGGTGGAACTCGCAAGGAGGGCGGCAAACTACGCTTGGAGACACCGTTCCATCAGCGGCTACGATATGCGGGTCCAGGTGGAGTTTATCCCCGCAGTTTGGGCAGATGACAATAGCGGTTCGACGCCCTCCTTCGGCACTGCACGGTTTGTAGGTTCCGCGTTCTCGGTGTTCGCTGTAGACAAATGCTTTAGGCAATCGCATATCAGGCATCATCCCCTTCCCGCTGATGCTCAATCAGCACCGGATCGCGGGCTTGCCGGGTCCGGCTGTTCTCAATCAGTCCCTTCAACGATTCCAGGGCCAAGGTTTGCCGTTCCGCAAACCCGGACAGCACCTCCTCCTGCTGTTCCTTATGCGCGATAAACCCCGCCAGTTCCTGATCTTCTTCCTTCGCTTTCGGCGTCATCCGCATATCGCCCAGCGACAGGTTGTTGCGGGTGAGCAATTCAAACAAGGGCTTAAGCAGCGGATGGGCGCTGATCTCCTCAATCAGCCGTAGATTCCCCTCCGAATCGGTGTATTCCGCCAAGCAGAAATTGCCGTCTTTGTCGGTGTACCACTTCGGCGAACGAATCTCGACTCCGGTCCTGACGATCGCCAGGATGATGTCATCGACAATCGCCTGGATATTGGCTTGCAGGTCGGCCCGTAGATTCACCAGCCCCTTCGGATCGCCCTGCTGAAACGCGATCCGATGCCGCATATAGAGTTCAGTGCGATGCAGACACGCGCCATGATCCCACGTTCCACAGCCCTGATTGAGGTACGGACAGCCGTTGCAATGGGGATAGCCACCCGGTCGTTGCGGAAAGAACACCGCCACTTTCGCCGTAAGGCCGTGTTTCATACGGTTAAAGCGAGTGCGCCGGGTCATCTCCGGCGTGTGTTCCATCTTGCGGAACCGTTCGGCGCTGGCCGCGCGCGCTTCCGGGCTGGGCGTGGGAACGCCCTTCGCCCACATCGCCATTAACCCCTGCTCCCAATGCACCTGTCCGCACTCCGCCCCACACTGCGGGCATAGGCCAAAGTAGCGCCACGGGTGATGCTCACGGTCCGGCGCATCCTCCACCCGACCGGGCTTGGCCTTCCAGATCTGATTGCAGGGCTTGCAGCGGAAAGTGATCTCATCGAACGGCGCGTCGGCTTTCATCGGCGCGCTCTTTTCCGCAACCGATCAGGCAGTGGACGAACCAGCGTGACAGTTCCTAGACAGTCCGGTTTTGGGAGCCAACTCAATGATCTAGGAACCGCCTGTTTTACCAGGCGGTTCGGGTCATATTCAATCCGAATCGAATCTGCTTCCACGGTAATGTCCTTGATGAAGCTCGCAAAAAGCGCCCGCGCTTTTGAGGGATTATAGTCTGATTTGATCGTGGTAACGAGCGCATCCATCAACGATTTTGCATCAATATCAAACAGTTCTACCTGCGGCGGTTGTTCCGCGTCAATCCTGACTAATTCGCTCTCGAATTTCTTCAATTGCCCGTTATTTTCACGTAATCTGGCCGCTAAATCGCCTAAATGGGGCGCCTCTCGGCCCAATTCTTCCAGTACCTCATAGAGCTTGGCGTTGCGCCGCGCCACGGCTTGGCGTTGCGCCTCCACCGCCAGCCGTCGCGCTTGGCGTTCTTCGTGCCAGCGCCCCGCTAACTCTTGCAAGTCGCTGACCAGCCCGCGCAGGTTCTGCGGAGTGAACAGATCTTCGCACAGCAAATCGACCAGCCAATCATCCATCTCTCGAGCCGGTAACCGCCGAGTCACGCACGCGCCGCCCTGTTGCGCGGTCCGGCAGTTGTAATAGCTGTAGCGTTTTGACCGGCCCTTGGCGGTTTCGATCAGCAACGCCGCACCACAACGGCCACATTTCAGCAATCCGGTGAAAAAATGGCGGCTGATCGGCGAACCACCGACCGCATACTCGCCCGGCGTCGTGTTCAGCGCATCGCGATCTAGCAGCCGTTGCACGGTCTCCCAGAGCGCCCGATCAATCAGCGGCGGGTGAGCTTCCACGATCACGCAATCCGCATCGGGCATCGTGCGCCGTACCCCGTCCAGGCGCAGCCGTCTCCCAAACACAATCTGGCCGATCATCGCCCGATTCCGCAACAACGCCAGCACCGAGCTTTTATGCCAACGATGCTGACGGTTCATCAGCCCGTCGGCATTCAGCGCCACGGCAATCGCCCGGGCGCCCTGACCTTGCGCCCGTTGCTGAAAGATGCGCTTCACCGTGGCCGCTTCTTCCGCGACCCCCTCCAGCCGTCGCCGCCGAGGCTCTTCTGGCGCGGGCGCAGCCCGGTAGCCAAAGGGCGGACAGCCCCCCGCCCAAAACCCGCCTTGCGCCGCTCGCATCATGGAGCGCCGCGTATCCGCCGAGATTTGACGTGAATAGAACTCGTCGAACAGCTCCATCACTCCTTCAGTCAGCCAACCGCCGTCGCTGGATCGGTCAATATCCATCGACACAAAGAGCAACTCGGTTCCTGTTTTCGATAAGCGCCGCTTGTAAAGCTGAGCATCTAACCGGTTTCGCGCAAACCGTGAGGTAGACCAAGTGATGAAATAGGTCGGCGTGTGCGCTTCGCAAAAGAGAATCGCCGCCTGGAACGCGGGCCGGCCGTCATGCTGTCCGCTGATGCCTTCATCGGCGAACACCCGCAACACCTCCGCGCCCAATTGCGTCGCTCGCTCCTCGCAGCGCTGGCGTTGCGAAGCAATCGGCAGTTCATCTTCGGCTTGCCGCGCCGTGCTCACCCGGCAGTAAATCACCGCCGTTTTATCGGCCATTTTGCCGCTCCAAAGTTGGGTTTGTGTGCAGACATTCAGGTAACCACCTACCTATCCGGCTCTTTCCGATCCTATCGCCGAACCCCCACCCCTACCCTCAATCCGTTGTTTGCTCGCAACAGAATCAACGGAAATTCAAGATTATCAGTGAAGTCTTGAGTCTTATAGCCATAATCAGTTATGGCTATAAGAATTAAAGTGTATGGAAATAGTGCGCTATTTCGACTAGCCCTATAAAGATTCGCTTGCATCATCTATTGCTGTCCTAACTACCTTGGGGCGGCCAACCGATGAGCGGTTAGGTTATCGAACACAGACGGGACATGTCTTTGCTGTATATCAAAGCTTCCGATTAACGGGTTAATGGGCGCGTCATTGCTCGCATTTGCTTCGCTAAATCGCTAACTGGAAGGTTCATCTTGCCCAGCGGGTTAGCTCTATCCACCACCTCAGCCATCTTGCGCATCGCCAGGTGGGTATAAGCCTCCGTGGTTTCCGCTTTGGCATGGCCTAACAGGGCCTTACGCATCAACAGATCAACGTCTTCTTCCGCCAGTTCTGTCCCATACAGATGACGTAGCGCATGGGCATGACACACGTTGGCGGGAACACCGGCTTGTTTGCCGTAGTTCCGAATAATGTTGTGGATGTTATGCCGGCTCAGGCGGCGATACTCCCCATAGTGCTCGTGGGCCATAACCCGACTGTTCCGCAAATTGACGAACAGCACCTGGTCCCCGTTTGGCAACACCCGATTGATCTCATCAAGGGCGCTATGGCCCAGATAAGCCCGGATCATCAGCGCTGCTTCGTTCGGCGCGGGCACCATCCGCTCCTTTTTTCCTTTCTCGGTCAGGCGAATCGTGAGCCGTTCAGTGCCCGCCTTGCCCTCAGTCCAAATCAGATCACCCTCGTTCAGGCCGGTTAATCCACTAACCCGGCACCCCGTGCCCGTCAAGACAAACAGCATCGCTGCATCGCGCAGCCCGATGAAGGTGTTGAGGTCGGGTTGCATCAATATCTTTTCCGCATCCCGTAATTGAGCGGGTCGAGGTAAGCGGGTGGCGGATCGTGGGGTGGGCAGGTCGCGGGCCGGGTCTTCTGCGATCAAGTGCATTCGCTTGCACCAGAAATAGAAATGACGGATCGCGGTGACGTTCACCTTACGAGTGGGCGGGCGCTGCTTGCGCTGGTGAAGAACCAGCCCGGTGTAGCGTTCCAGTTGTTCCGGGGTAGCGGCCAGCAGATCGACTCCATGCGGCGGTTGTTCGGCCAGCCATGCGGCCAATCGATCCAGGTACAGCCGATACAGGGCGACGGTGTTTTTGCTGCGCCCCTCGTTGAATTCCTTGTACTGAATCCAGCGCTCCACCAACGGATGAGGGGGAGACGGTGGAGCGTCCTCGTTCCGGCAGAGGGTTGGTTTCGGGGGGGCATTCACTGTCACATCCATAGCATTTGGCTCCGGCTAGGGGGGGACACGCAGCGCAAACCCGCGCACCCGCGCTTCACCCCTGCTTATTTGCAGATAACCAACTGATTAATATCGAGTTATAGCTAAAATTTGATGCGCGGGTTCGTTTTTGCAACCCGCGCATCGTTTCACTTTACGCCAATAAATCAAAAGGTTGCAACTAAAGCCTAGCGCGGGTTTATGGGTTTGCTGCACTGCAACCCGCGCGTCTGATTTTCCGCCGATTTCCAACCCGCGCATTTTTTGCCCCAACCCGCGCGTTGCGGTTTTCGCGCTTCCTTCTCTCTTCTTCTTCTATTTCACAAGAGAAAGAGAGAGAAGAAGAGGAAAAGTGAAAAATACCAACCCGCGCATATTTCGACCCAACCCGCGCATATTTCGACCCAACCCGCACAAGCTACCGCTTAGGAGAATAAGGAAATTTTGATATTGAACAGTGTTAAAGCGCGGGTTTTTGCGAACTCCCCCTATCCCTAGCCGTAGCCCTTGCATTCGCCTCCTGTAAAGCGTCCATAAAAAAGCCCGCAAGGGCGGCGGGCGGTTTGAGGAAAAATCGGTTTATAGCATCGTTGATGCTGGGGTGCCGGAAGCGGGTCAATCCTTGGATCACTATGTCCCCAAAAGTGGGAGCGTTAAACGGGAGAACAATCAGGTCCAATCCTCGTCAATTTCCTCGTCGTCATCAGGCCACAGCCTCACCAGTTCCGGGTTATCGAACGCCGGCCAGCGAGCGACCGGGTTAAACATATCCACTCTTCCCGGCCAGCGCTGGCGAGCCAGCGTCAGAATCTGCTCAGCACTGATCCCGTCCTGGACTTTCACATGCCGCATAGCGACGTACTGATCCGTAGCGAGCATTACCGACGCAATCATGCCGCGCTCCAATCCGGGGTATAGGGAGAGTCATTCACCACGGCGCTCCGCATCGGTGTGATGTTGCCGTGCTCCAGGCAGTGATGGGTTTCGTTGACGAACTCACCGGTGTGAAACCGATGCACTGTTGCTGAGCGCTTGCACTTTGGGCAAACGAGGTACACCGGACGCTCAGATTTCGGCGGTTGGCCCTGGACGGGATAAGGCGCACGAATCGGTAGGTTCATGGTTAGCCCTCGGGATAGTGGGATTCGGACAGGTACAGGCCGTACTCGGCCAACTTGCTCAGGCTCAGGGCGACCATGTGGCCCACCCGTTGCCCGTTAATCGTGGGATCGGCGCGGTCGGAGAGCACCACGCCGGATTCCTTCAACTGCTTCTTGAACACCCGATCCGACTTGACCGGCAAGCCGTCGTAGATCGGCTTCAGGCCGGACTTGGTGGCGAGGTGGTGCATGACGTGGGCGGTGCGCAGGTACAGCACCTCTTCGCCGTTCAGTGTGTCTACCCGCCACGGGTACGGATACGCCTTGGCGGCGATCTCGTTCATGATCACTTCAAGAATCCACACCCACGGCTCGCGCTCGGCTCCGGTTTCGGCGATGTGCGCGTTCATTTCTTCAATCAGCGACGGGACGAAGTTGAACTCGGCTTCATGGAGGCCGGAGAAATCGAGCAGCAACTTCCACGCGATGAGCACCGCTGCGTAGTTGCGGACCATCCGCTGCGCGCCGTCGTCATGAGCCGGGGCGCGACAAAACTTCTGGCAGTAGGCGACCGCCGCGTCGTGCATCTCCAGGGTCTTGGCCGGGTCGAGCTTGGCCAGATAGTCCAGCCATTGCCGGACCGGAAACGCGGGCAAATCGGGCGGCATCAACGGGCCTTTTTCTTTGATTTGCACCCGAACTACCTTACCCAGCAGCGAGCGCACCGGCATGTCTTCGCCCGCCAGAAGTACCGGCGCGCACAGCAGGAACTCGGTAAGGTCGGAACCGCGCCGGTTGATGGTGAACTTGTAGGATTCTTGCAGCAGGGCGACGGCGCGGTCGATGATTTCCACCCGGCGCCCGGACAGTTCTTCCCAGCCGACCGGGTGCGTGGTGGAACTGATCGAGGTCACCAAGCGGAACTCGGTTTGCAGCGATTGGCCCGAGAACATGGTGAAGCCGATGGTGCGCGACAGCCGCTCCAACACCGTGCTTTTGCCCGATCCCTTGCGGGCCTGCAACGTCAGGTGCGGCCAGAACGACAACAACACCTTGAGGCTCCCGCCCAAGGACCATACCAGCAGTTGGAGTCCGGCGTTGTGGCTCAGGGTTTGGGAGTAGGCCCGGATCACCGTCGCCGCGTGGCGGGAATCGCCGGAAGGGAACGCTAGATTGTGGTACGGACACTGTTGTTCGGGGTTGGTGAAATAGCAGTCTGCGCCCTCGTTGACCCGCAGCTTTTTGTTTTTGTAGCAGAGGCCGACAAAGTTGACGGCATCGCGCTGGCCTAAATGGGTCGCGCGGCCCCAGATATTCACCAGGCGCATGAACTGCGCCGGCAGCCAAACGGTACCGAGCTTGCGCCACCATTCCGGCTGATTCATCTTCTCGTACGTGGTGACTGCGCGGATCAGCTCATGGCCGTGGTATGCGGTTTGAGCGGTGACGGCGAACAGGACGGTAGGCTGGTGATCGGCATCGCCGGTCATGGTGCTGATGCTGCTGGCGACACTGACCTTGGATACTCCCGCCAACCGAAAACTGCACAGATCCTTGGTTTTGGTTTGCTCGTTGCCTTCGGCGTCTTCGCTGATTTCCACCCAATTGCTAAAGTCTTCCCGAACTCGAAACAGGTAATAGGCGTTGTAGTCGGCGCTGGGCAGGAACACCCGCGCCCGTCCTTTCTTCATCTTGCCCGGGACGCCGGGAATGGCCCACGGCTCCCAGCGGTTCAGCGCTCGGGCCACATCGCCCAGCGGAACCGCCTGCAACAGATCATTGAGATCGTTCACCGCCCAATCGTCTTGATCGACCAGGTGACAGGCGATGTTGTCGGCGGTCATCTTTTCGTGCAGTTTCCAGGCGGCTTCGCGACCCGGACATTTACCGTGGCGATCCGGCGGGTCATTGTCCATGCACACCACCACCCGCTTGCCGCGCAGCCAGCGCCAGTCGCCGCCGTCAATCGTGGCGGTGCCCCGGGTGGCCAGCGCCGCCCAGCCCTTGAGGAACTCCGCTTTCTCTATCGCTGTTTCCGCCGACAGCGCATTGATCGCGCTTTCGACGATCAGCACGGTATGGGCGCGCTGCACGGCTGCCCAGTCGCTGGCCCACGGATAGCCGACCTTTTCGCCCTGGCTCTTGGTCTTCACGTCGCCGTTCAGCGCCGGGTCGTGGTAGCGCAGATCGACGGCCACGATCCGACCGGGGTTCATCGTTTTCACGATGAACACGGTGGCGGGTCCGCCATGGCCGAGCGTTCCGGCGGGCTTGCTGGGGGAGGTCCAGTCGTTGGCGCCGACCGTTCCGGATCGAATCACGCGGTCAATGACTTCCGGGGCGATGCCGCGCCCGGCCAGATACTCCCGCGCCGGGTCCGGGTGGCGCCGCGATTGGTCGGCGATGAACTCGACCAGGCTCTTTTCGCGCGGAACGGTCAGCGCGTGGGGGGCGTCGTTCATCCCGTACTGATCTTTGAGCCAGCGAATCGCGGCGGCGGTGTCCAACCCCAAGCAGAATTGGGCGAGATCAATGCAATCGCCGCCTTGGCTGCTGCTGTGGTCATACCAGCCGTCCGGGTATTTCTTGCCGCCGATTTGCAGCGACGGCGCTTTGTCGGGATGGTGCGGGCTGCGGTAGTTGCCGGTTTTATCGGGGCGTTCCAGCCCCAAGCGTCCGGCCAGATCGTGAATGTCGATGCAGCGTTTGAGGTCTTCAATGGTGGCCATACAGTGCCTCGCGCACCTTGTCGGCGGGCAACTGAATCGTGGCGTCGAACTGGTGGATCAGGGTTTGGAGTTCCGGCTGTTTCAGCAGCGCCGCCAGTTCGGGGTGATGGCGCTTGAGGTGCGCCCACACCTGGCGCTTGTCAGCGGGGGTCAGGATGGACAGGTTCAGCCGGGGCTGAGGGATCGGCGGTGGATGGCGGCGCAGGATTTCATCCGCTTGGGGATCGCCGCCGGGGTAAATCGTCAGATCGCGGAAATTTTCCATCAGATGGATTTCCGCTGAAGGCCAAACCCGCGGAGCGGGCGCCGTTGCCGCCGACGCTGGTAAGCGCGTGCTTGAATCAACCCTATTCGCCGCAGTCGCCGCCGGGAGCGAGTGACCTCATCCGGGCCGGTCGAAAAAAAAAGACCGGGCCAATACTTCCAGTTCCAAAACCAGCCGAAGAAGCTCATTCGGGGTTCTCCTGAGGGGAACGGGAGCGGGGGAGGTGCTCAATCAGGGCTTCGAGGTACAGCGTGCTCAGCAAGCCCTCGGGGAGCACGACTTCGGTATCCGCCGGGCGGTTGCGGACGGCTTGGCGGAGGCCACAGCGATGCAGTGGGGGTGGGGCAGGATGGACGGTCATGGGGTCACCCGTTCCAGGTAATGAACGCCGCACAAGAGGTGTTGCCCGCCCATGTCGGCGAATACGTACTCGGTTCCCCACGGCCGCAGCACGGCGCCGATTTTCCCAGCGGCCTGGGCTTGTGCGGAGTGCGGGCCAAAAGCGCCTTCTGGCGGCAGCCATTGCACCCGGTCGCCGGGATAAAACAGGCGAGAGGTTTGCCGCGGCTGGTCGTTTTGAGGGTTCTTTTTCCAGGCGATCCTCATCACAGGTCCCTCACGATGCGATAAAGGCCAATCCCAAACTCCAACATTCCCACCCCGATCAGAGCCTGAAAAATCCTGGACGGGATTTCGTGAGCCAGGGGCGGCAGGAACGCCGCCGGCGGGGTGATGGTGTAGCTCCGATTCGAGAGCGAGTCGTGCAGCGGAACCGGTTCGTCGTGGTCGAGGATTTCCAACGCCAGCCGGGGCGGTTGGGTGGGGTTTTTCAGCGGCATCGGGCGATTGAGGCCGGGCTTGCGGGGGATGCGCTGCGGTAGGCGGCGTTTCTGGATGTGGATAACCGAATGGCGAGTCATGGGGATGCTCCGAAAAAAGCCCCGGCCTTGCGACCGGGCAAACCAAAGGAGGTGTTAACCCGCCGCCCCAACCGTGCCTGGCCTACGGGCGCTACTCGTTTGCGAGAGGTTGGGGAGGCGAGTGGGGGACAAATTATAACTTTAGTTTGTAACCGTCAATAACTTTAGTTATATTTTTAAGCAATAAAAAACCCGCCAGCGGCGAGAGGGTATAAAATTCAGTAGCGAGACGCTATTGAATGCGGGCGTGTCGTACCTGCTACTAAATAAAAAACCTGTGTGGACGGGTTGGAGATTCGGAAAGGTTAGAATGGTCTAAACTCAGTGATCATCCCAAAAATAAGCTGATCGCTGTCTTCAAATATGACGCAACACGAGGGGTCACATCAATGACCGTTTTCACCATTGGTTATGAAAGACTTAGCCCCGCTGCGTTCCTGTCGCTGCTGGCCGCACACGGCATCGAGACGGTTGTTGACATCCGCGAGGTGGCCTTATCCCGTAAACCCGGATTTTCTAAAACGGCTTTGGCGAATCTGCTGAGCGTATCCGGTTTTGAATACGTCCACATGATGGAACTGGGCTGTCCGAAACCGGTGCGCGATAGGTATCGAGAGGATGGCGACTGGAAGCGCTATACCAAGGGCTTCATGAAACATATGAAAACGCAGGATTTAGCGATTGCTCAGCTGTCGAACCTTGTCATGCAGTCAAGCTGCGCGTTGCTCTGTTACGAGGCCGACCCTAACGTATGCCACCGTTCAATCGTGGCGCATGCCGTTCGGGATCATTGTGGTGCCCAAGTCCAACACATCAAGGCGGTTGACGCTACAATAGCGAGGCCTGCATTGCATCCGCCTTCTTTCGCCTTGGCGGGTAGATAAGGCTTACGATGATCCACTGGTTTTGAAACCGATGGAGATTTCCCATTATAAACATTAAATCTTTTCCACTGAGTTCATTTTCAAGCTTGGCCCTAAAAGGCGGTTCCCAATTCCTATCATGGGATTGACGACAGTTCCAGAACAATGCTCCTGCTTCCCAATCCGCAATCTTGTGACGAAACTTTTTTTCTCCATTAAGAGTATCGCATACATAGTAGTAGTAGAAATCGAACGGTATTTTTCGTAACGTGTTGATCTGTCTCTTGGCCTCCTCCTCAGAAAACAGATTCCCTTGCATCTGCTCGTCCATCAACTTCTTTTTCTCTTCTTCAGTCCATTCAGGATGACGCGCCTTCCGTATTTCAAGTCCGAGTATTTTTTTAGGACGCAATAGCGCTAATG